AGGACACGCCCCTGCATAAACAGGGGCATCAGCTCTGAACCTGGCCTGAACAATACGATCCCCATACGCGGGGCAATTTCAGGGGTCAGTAGTGCTCTCACGGTCACCTCAATGAACGGTATCGAGCAGCTTTAACAGCTCAGGGAATCGGGATTCGAAGAAATGCGGCTGCGTCTCGCGCGGATTTGCGGGACTGGTGATGTTCTTGCCGAACATGCAGCCTTTCGCTGTCAGCGACCAGAATTTTTTGATGTTGTTAATCGCGGTACGGCTGTATCGTTCGCGCTGCTCGACGATCCCCAGCTTCACCATCTGGTGATATGCCTGATTAGCTGTCAGGCGGATACCATACTGCTTCAGCAGTGCACTCAGTGACAGCGTGGGACGGCTTGAGCCATCAGGCGCGTCAGCAGGAGCATCAATGGCATAGCGCGGTGCCAGATTCGGTAAGCCAACAGCCTCCTGGAGTTTCTGACAGGCACCAAGCACTGAAGAGTTAGACAGGTTTAACTCCCGGCGCATAAAGTCCAGCAGAATCACGCCAGCCTGCATCTTGTCAGCAGCCTGCCCGGATAATTTTTCCGGTGCGCTGGTTACCATATCGAAAGTACGGATCACCTTCAGATGGAATGACGGGCTGATCCACATTGCATAGGCATACACCAGTTCCTTGCAGACATACGTTCCCCGTTCATTTCCCCCATGAATCACACTCACCGGGTCAACACCCAAATTCTGGGTGTTGGTCAATTCATGAACAAGCTCAGCAGTCTGTTGGCTGGAAAGAAACTTTCCTGGCTCCTTGGTTCTGGCATTTGCACCAGATGCTACTGCTGCGCGATGCAGATCGTTCAGGCTGTAACGCCCATAAGCATCACGACGAACTTCAATACCATCAATGACCATCAGATTATTCATACTTCGTTTCTCCTCTTGATCAGGCGGCTGCACCCGCCGTTTTCTCGTACTTACTGATAGTGATCTCGACCTTCCCTCCCGGGATAACCGGTCCCCACTCAACCAGCATTCTTTTCACCTGACTGTCGTCTTCCCACACACCCGCATGGGTCAGGGCGTCAAACAGCGCCTTGTTATAGTTGTCCAGATCGCGGATCCGGTTATCCGGCGGAAACAACACGATCTCCACTGAAGCAGGTGCCGACGTTGGTTTCGGCAGACGACGTAACTGCTCAACTATTGCTGCACACGCCGCGCTCTGGAATTTGCGCCCCGCCGCGCTTATCAGGCTCTTACCTGCAAACGCCCCTTTGTTGGGGTGTCGCCAGTACGTGTTCACGCTGGGCGGAAAAGGCAGGATCAGCTTCATACTTTCAGGCCCCTCTCATGTAACCAGTGGGTTGCACGCAGCCTTGCGTTTTCCTCACCGGCAAGCAGTGCGCGGATAATCCCGACCGCCTCGCTGTCGTCGTCCTTCACCGCGGTATGAAGCGTTATCCCCCGGGCCACGCCACGCTTTATCGTGATGACGCCTTTTTTCTCCAGTGCGCGAAGATGCTCCACCGCTGCATTCACCGAACGGTATCCCAGCATGGTTGCCACCTCCTGATTGGTTGGCGGGAAGCCACGTTCTTTCTGATAAGAAATCAGCATATCCAACACCTGCTGCTGGCATTGAGTTAACGTCGTCATGCCGCCATCTCCCTTACCAGTTTTTCTGCCTGCTGGCGAACCTGCGCCAGAAAGGCCTCACCACATGCCTCAAGTTCATCGCGCCCGATGTAGCTGATTGCCGGTCCCTTCCAGGTCTTGTCGAAAACAGCAATAGCACCAGCGAAGAAAGCGCCTGTCGGCACCTGCTTCTCATCCTTCGGGATAAACCAGGCAGGCAGTTCAAAACCAATACGCCCGCGAATAAAAGCAATATGATCTGCATCTTCCGGCCACCACACTTCGCTGGTGGCAGCTTTGATCAGGAAAACATAGCGCCCGCCTTTATCACGCATGGCACTGGCATGCTTCATGATGTAACGCATGCCGGTGATGTATTGCCCCTCATGCTGACTGGCGCGGCTGTATGGGGGATTACCAAAGGCAGCACCTTTAAGCTCCGCAAGACGTTCTGACCAGTCATGCGCCAGCGCGTTGTCTTCCGCCGTGTAATACGCGGCACATTTGGCGTTATCACCGTCAGTGAACAGATCCAGAACAAACGGACCAAACAAGGTGTTAATTCCCCAGAAAATGTTGTCCGGCGTGCGCCACTGATCGCCCACTTCCTTCAGTTCATGGGCTGGTTTGTTCCGCAGTTCTACCAGCGCCTGGCAATATTTATTACTCATTAAGCCCCCACGTAAAAAGCATCCGCAATGTCTCCGGAAGTACAGCCCGGATGGGCTTCAATGAATTTCTGAACGTCATTTAACAGACTCATGATCACCCCCTGAATCCTGCCGGGATCTGGCTGTAGTCCACGTTGTCGTAACTGGCTTTGAAGTACGGGTCTTCACGTTTTTCTATGTGCGTGCTGACGGACGGCGATAAGCGCAGGGAAAGCTCATCCCATTTTTCCCGCAACTTCGACGGGCTGAGCACGTTACGGCACCAGAACGGATCGCGGCTGACGCGGCTGTACATCTCGCAGATTTGTTTGTGAGTACGACCATCCTGCACACACATCAGGCGAATTTCGTTTGCCCATGCTGTCCAGTTCGGTTCTTTGGGACGAACCACCTCGCCGTCACATTCGGCGGCCTGCTCGTACAGGGCGATGATTTTTTTCCAGAGCCACTGTGCGCAGGTCAAATCATCCTGCGTTCCCCACTGGCGCTTTTTAGGGCTGAATACAACCGCATCAGGATGGCGAGTTAAAAACTCCTGTTCAGCCGTTTGCGTGTCCGGTTGCGAAGCGTCCGGACGAGAAGAGGTTTTATTCTCTGTAGTAATCTCTGTTGTATTCTCTGTAAGATCGAAATTGGTTTTCCCTTCTCCGCGGCGAGGGGTTTCCCGTGTCCGCTGTGAAGGCTTTCCCTCCTCCGCGAAATTGGGTTTTACAGTTTCCCGAAAACGGGTTTCCCCATTTCGGGAAAACTGATTGTTTTCATTGATAAGTTCATTAAGGCGCTCACAATCTATACGGTAGAACATTTTGTGCTCAAGACGCTTGTTGGTTTCAACCAAAATGCCTCTGGACACAAGATGCTTACGCGCTACAGCCTGTTGTTCAAATGTAAGTCCGGTTTCGTGTTGTATCTCTTCACGCGTTTTATGTACGCCTTCCGCTGCATGTGCTTTATCCTGCCAGTAAAAAATCTGACCAAAGAAAATAACAGCGTGCGGACTTCCCATGTATTTAACGAGCCCAGGGTAATAAGCAACCGGATGCCCAAAATCGAGCAGAAGATCAGACGGACGCATAGCCACCTCCCAGACGCTTAAACATTTTCCCGGACTGAAAAGCCACCAGCGGATAACTCAGGGTATGAGTACGCCCCTGAACCTGACAGACAACCTTCTGGCTTTCTGTGTTGACCAGACAAACCCGCAGAACGTGACCGTTGCTGGTGGTGAACCACTGCCCCACACGGGGGCAGTGGTTGTATCGGTGATACAGAGAATTCACAACACGACGAATCATGGACGCACCTCCGCCGTTGTGATGTATTTAACCGGGCTGCCTTTCATTGCGATGATTTCACACATCTCCGCTGCTTTACGTTCCGCTGTTTTCCTGGATTTATAGCGGCGGTGCCAAACAGACGTATCCGTGCGAACTGATACATCGTTTCTGTATTCCGTAGTGGAGATGATGATTTCGTAACTAATCATGGGCGTACCTCCTTGTCAGAACCATTCAGCCTGGAATCAACAAGTGCAGCACCAAAAACAGCATCACCTACACGGTCGTACAGTTTGCCAGCCAGCGGAGATTCAACAGCCTTAAGCATGGGATAAAGCTGGCTTCTCCAGATTTGATGGATTTCACGCAAATGCAGGTATACGCCTCTGGCGTTTTGTGCGACAGATGACATCTCAGCCGCACCAGCTCCTGATAAGCTCCTCTCCATCTGGTTAAAGGCATTGATGTATGCCTCTTTGAACCGGGCGGCACGCTTGCCAGTGAAGCCCATAGCAAGGAATGCGAAGCCGTCGCGGGTGATTTGATAGCAGGGAAGTTTGCGAGTACCGCCGTTGGGCTGGCGTACCAAAATTGATGTCTCCGCAAAATTGCGGGCACAAAACTCTGGAGAACAATCCAAAATGCGGATCTTTTTCAGAACATCGTCATGACGTTTAGAGAAGAAGTCAGCAACAGCCAAAGAAGATGTAACAGCCTGACCATCAACGATGGCAATTTCAGGTTGAGAGAGAGTTGGGAAAGTAGTCATGGTGACAGCCCCTATGTTGAATTCAAAGAACTCACCACATGGGACGCCAATCACAGAGGTGGTGAGACGTACAGGGTTGGCGTAACCGGTCAACATAGAACCCGGCGCATCTTGCGATGCCCCTGCACGCCCCACCATAATTTGGACGTAGCAATGCTCATGATACGAAAAGACCGCATGAGCGCGGTTATGCTCTATATTGAATTCCAGGACGCCAATCCCGACACCCGCTTTATAAGGTGCCTGAACAGTGTAACGTCCCGAAATTGAGGAATCAATGTTTTGATAAAATTCAGCGATTAGACGCTTCTTTTCTACCCATATTAACTTTGAACAAGAGCTCCATACGACGAGTCCAGACACCACGTTCTTTGAGTTGTGCTCTGGCTTCTTCGCGCTCAGATACGGAAGTTCTGACAATACGATTTCCAGCCAGATTGCGGCGATATTCTCCAAACGCGACTGACTGAAGGTATGCAGCGGAGCTTTTGTACTGATAGATGGCTCTTCGAAGGCTGTTTTTATATTCCTTAGGTATATGTCCGAGATCGGCAAAAAGCTCATGAACGATATCGTGAACAAGCGGAACAACTTTGTATGGAATAACAAAGAAGCTTTCTGGATAGCGTTCAGCCAATACTTTAATGATTTCTTTATTTGCAAGATGCCTTGCTTTTCTTCCCATATACCATTCTCCATTACTCCAGATATCAGAATGATATATCCAGGTTCAAGCAGTTCAAGCTTATGCTGGTGCTTCGCACTCAACAAAATCACGACGAAACAACCACAGCGGGCTGAAGCATTCATGCGGATAACCATCACGCAGGTAAATAACCCGCTGTGTTTCCGGTTCCCAACGAATGACTCTGACGGGCACTCCGTAGTGATCTTTGAACCAGCGGTTAACTTGTTGCAAAGGACTGTCTCCTTCTGCCGGTTGAAATCACCCACAGCCCACTCTGCAAATCTGTGGGTTACAATTTCCCTGTCACCTGGTACATTCACTGCATAGCAATACTCCACCTTCGCTTTTCCACCCGGTACAGGAAGCGCAATCAGTTGCGAGCGACGGTAGTGTGTTGTTAAACTGTTCATGCGTTAGTTTCTCCACAACCAGAAGCAATCGACGCCACGACGCCCGGAGCTGCACACTCGCGGGCGTTACTCTTTTCCGGCGCACAAAAAACACGAAATAACAGTGTTAAATGCTCCTTCCACTTCGCCATTACTTGGTAGCTGTTCTCTTCGATTTGCTCACGCTCAGCCTGGTCAATAACTCCATCAGCAGTTGCCTTGCGTAAGTACTGGGAATGCTTGCCAATCCATTCTATTGACTCCATCAGCCGCTGATTAATGTCACCATTGTCAATGTCATCAATGACCACCAGCGGCACAAACACCCCATTACTACGACGGGCTATTGCATCCGTTACATGCCTGGTACCACTGGCATCCTGTAAAACCATGGCCCACTCAAGTGGAAAAATTTGATCCCCACCGCTACGCAGTCTGTTATGCAATTGATCTTTTGCTGGGGTGATATCATCAGATTTATACAAACCAAGAATTTCTGCTGCTTCCTCATAGCCATGAGGTAAATCAGCAATCGTTCTTCGTATTGCTGCCACCAGCCATGCTGGTTGCTTATCAACTTTCCATTCAGGTTCTTTACCCACGTTTAAGCCCTCATATCTGTGGTTTCTGTAAATCGATTTATCCATTAGATTTTTCATAAAGCTCAGGTTTAAATGGCAACCGTCCGCAAGTTCTATATGCAGCCTCTGCTGCACGTCCTTTTGGAATTAACTGGCCAGGACGGTTTCGCCACTGATAAACGGCTTCAGTTGTTATGCCGAAAAAAGCAGCAACTTTCTCAATGCTGCCGAAGTAGCTTTCGATATCGTCAGTCGTCATATGCCCTCCAAACTAAGTTTTATTAGATGTTAATTATCAATCTATCTTAGGTCAATAAAAACTAAGATTACTTAGTAATTAAAGAAATGGTGCTCCTATGGAAACGGTTGGTCAGCGTATAAAAGCTCTGAGAAGAGTTACCAGAACGTCCCAGAAAGAATTGGGTAAATTTTGTGGAGTAAGTGACGTTGCTGTGGGGTACTGGGAGAAAGACATCAATGTCCCTGGTGGGGAAGCACTTTCAAAATTAGCGAAGTTCTTCAATACGTCAATAGATTACATTCTTTATGGTGCGGAGTTTGAAGGCAAACTCGTCACAAACATGCGCAGAGTTCCTGTAATCTCGTGGGTTCAGGCTGGGCAGTTTACTGAGTGCAGGACAGCAGAAGTGTTTAGTGAAGTAGACAAGTGGGTAGATACATCATTAAAGATTGGTGATAACTCATTTGCATTGGAGGTTAAAGGCGACTCCATGACTAACCCTAACGGCCTCCCAACAATACCAGAAGGCGCAACAGTGATTGTAGATCCTGATGCAGAACCCCGGCATGGAAAAATAGTCATCGCTAGACTTGATGGAACAAACGAAGCCACAGTAAAAAAATTAGTTATCGATGGCCCTCAAAAGTTTTTAGTGCCATTAAATCCCCGGTACCCCAACATTCCGATCAATGGTAATTGCCTCATCATTGGTGTAGTCAAAGGAGTTCAATACGAACTCTAGCCCCCCTTTTCTCTAACCAAAACACCGAACTAAGAAAAGTTTGGTGTTTTCTCTTGCCATCAAAACTAAGTTAAGTTAGATTTTATATCAAAGATAACGAACAGGCAGGACGCCCACGAAGTAGCCGACGGTGGCGTATGAATGACCGGATGATTCGCGCATGGCAGGAGAGTGAATATGGATGGCAGTATCGACAACCAACGAGATGCCTGGCTTGTGGTGATTGAAGCAGCAAAAACTGCATTAAGCCAAGTTGAAAGCAGTAACTACAGAACAGTTAAACAAATGGCTTTGGGCTCTATTATCTATGCCTTTGAAAGGCTGGACTTTGATTTTGAAGCAACGAGTATTCTGTCAGAACAACATGAAAAAATGAATAGAGAAGACGCCGCAGCCTATATCGGCGTAGAAGCGCAAACCTTAGCTAATTGGGCTAGCACAGGAAAAGTTCGAATACCTTTTTTAAAAATCGGTAGAAAGGTTATTTACCTAAAAAGTGATCTTGATGCCTATCTTGCCTCATCGAAGGCAAATACCACCAAGTAGCTCACGTACCTACCACCTCGCCTGATGTGGCTAAAAGCAGGCACATAACAGCTAAGTATTTTCAACCAGAGAGAATCCTTAGCGTTGTGGTGAATGCGGCTCAGCGCACGCGGGTTAAGGTTGAGACTGACAGTCGACCTTCTGTGGATACCCACCCGCCTGGTGTGCAACCTTCGCCAGGCACCGGGAGGCACCCGGCACCACAACAGCCACTGCTTTGGCGGTACCAGTTTGTACACTTGCTTCCGGCTGGTACCGCTCTTTTTACAAAACAGAGAAGAGCATCACCGGACGACGGGCTCATAACCCAATCCACCCGGGCGGCTGCCACCGCAGGTGCTCTTCTCTGTTTTGTGGAGAAACCAACCGACCTTGCAGGGTCGATATGATGAGGAGCAGCAAAATGGCTAGCGAACGCAGTACTGATGTGCAGGCATTTATCGGGGAGCTGGACGGCGGCGTATTTGAAACCAAAATCGGCGCTGTTCTCAGTGAAGTCGCTTCAGGTGTGATGAACACGAAAACCAAAGGGAAGGTCTCGCTCAACCTGGAAATCGAACCGTTTGATGAGAACCGTGTGAAAATAAAACACAAACTCTCATATGTTCGTCCGACTAACCGCGGGAAAATTTCCGAAGAAGACACCACCGAAACGCCGATGTATGTCAATCGCGGTGGTCGCCTGACTATTCTGCAGGAAGACCAGGGACAATTACTGACTCTTGCCGGTGAACCTGACGGAAAACTCCGCGCAGCAGGTCATTAATATCGTTCTTAATTAACTGATTATTTATCTCATCACTGAATATCCTTATATAGTGAGGACTTATTATGTCTCAGAACTTAGACGCAACCGCAATTAATCAAATCCATGCCCTTATTTCTGCTCAGGGTGTTAATGAAATTATTAGTAAGATTGGTGCCGATGCTGTGGCATTGCCTGAGAATTTCCGCATTCATGATCTGGAAAAATTTAATTTAAATCGCTTCCGTTTCCGTGGTGCGCTTTCCACTGCCAGCATCGATGACTTTACCCGTTATTCTAAAGATCTTGCAGATGAAGGCACCCGCTGCTTTATCGATGCCGATAATATGCGTGCCGTCAGTGTGCTTAACCTGGGTACTATTGATGAACCAGGTCACGCAGATAACACCGCCACTCTCAAACTGAAAAAGACAGCACCGTTCTCTGCTCTGTTGTCTGTTAATGGCGAGCGTAACTCCCAAAAGTCACTGGCAGAATGGATTGAAGACTGGGCCGACTACCTTGTGGGCTTTGATGCTAATGGTGACGCCATTCAGGCAACCAAAGCGGCTGCGGCGATCCGTAAAATCACAATTGAAGCGAACCAGACCGCTGATTTTGAAGACAATGACTTCAGCGGCAAACGCTCCCTGATGGAGTCTGTCGAAGCGAAGACCAAAGACATTATGCCAGTGGCATTTGAATTTAAATGCGTTCCGTTTGAAGGCCTGAAAGAACGTCCGTTTAAATTACGCCTCAGCATTATCACTGGCGATCGTCCTGTACTGGTTCTGCGCATTATTCAGCTGGAAGCGGTGCAGGAAGAAATGGCTAACGAATTTCGTGATCTGCTTGTTGAGAAATTTAAAGACAGCAAAGTAGAAACCTTTATTGGTACTTTCACCGCCTGATTTCATTACTGCAAATG